TTTTTAAAGGTTAAAACATAGAAACTTGTTATTAAAATACTAATTATATTTCTGTATAATTAAATTACATAAAATTTAATTCCAGTAATTGCGTTATCCGACGAATCGGGGTGTGATCTACCGGGTTAGGTATAGTCACGGTTGGGCGACCTGATTACAGTTGTGATCAGATGTCGTGGCCATCGTTGTACAACATATCTGGGCTGGGATATGCAGTATATTAGTCAGTTTCGACACGATTGAATCGAAACTCAAGTTATGATAGGTATTGTATCATAACATTAGATTTGTAGCTGTGGTTAATAGCGTGTCAGTACAAGGATACTGATGTTAGCGGCGGCGCTTAGCGCGTGCCTTAGATTTCTGTTGCTGTAAAAGTGCCTTTTTGATAATATTTGGTTTAACCATACGTTGTGTAACGTTTATTTTGGGTAATGGTTTCTGGATAGCTTTGTCAATTAATTTGTTTACAATTGGTGCGGCAACGGTGGTGATCGCACGTACATTTGGCGGTAAGAGGGGAATGATCGTGGGTATAGCCTCTTTGACTAGATTAGCGATCATGCGGAACCAGTCGCCAGCTGAATTGAAATTGACAGGAACGCCAGGTGGAACATTATTGAACATTTGTTTATATAATTTGAGAAAAGTGCGATCTAATTGTGGTGCGGTAACTGCAAAACTGATGATGGTGGAGTTGTCAGAGGTGGGAATGGATTCAATGATTTGGCGCATGTCTAACGTAAATGTTTGCTCTTTATTCGAAAACTGTGATGACATGACACCAGGACAACTAAGAGGTGACCATGTTGTTTGTGATGGGTATTGGGTTGGAAGTGACCGTTTGATTAATACACTATTGCTGAGAATACCGACTTTAAGGATGATGTTTTGGGCCATTAGTGGTGAAAATTGATTGTCATGGTATGGTAGAGCAACGCAATAAGCTCCTTCAGAAGCGTTCCACGTACGCGAGTTGGGGATGCGTTGAGCATCGGACAATGAGTATGGTACTTGACCAATGAAGGATGCGTGATACCAACCAGATGTTACAGTTCCTGTGGTGTTTAGGGTCATGTCGACGTCTTGATTGCATAATACTGGTGCACGATAGGCGGTTAATGCTCCCGATTTGTATAGTTCGGCAGTTGTGTTGTGTAGTTCGAAACCAAGAGAAACCGTACGGCGTTGTGTGTCAATCTGTGGCGCGATAGCATCAAGCGCTTCGAGAAATGTTGAATTGACAACGCCACTGGAGTCGTATCGTTTGTATAGAACATTAACAGGCCCATATTGTTGATAGGCGGCTGTGGTGTCGAGAGAGATCAAGTTATTTGTTTGTGAGATCATACCGGGTGAAAGTGATGCAACGTTATGCAATGGTGTTGTGAACACATGAAAATCCCACGTCTCACCGCCGGCCAGTGTGAACGGGCAGGAGATGTCTATGCGGGTGCAGATACGTTGGATCGCTGAGGCAATTGCTTTGCCATCTGGGTAACCGGTGGGTCGTAAGTTGAAGTCATGATAGGGGTCAGTAATGGTTGTTAGCATTTCACTAACCTGTTTAGGTACGTTCGGAATGTTTGGTAATAAGGACATATGGTAGTTTGGTGTGTTGAGTGTGTGTGTTTTTAATTTATATATATTATATAAATACAGCTGGATAAAGGCTTAATCTAGATTTATGGCTGAGCAGTTTAATGACAATGCTGAGGTCGTGCGCCGACTGTACCTATTTCCGTTTTCGGGTTAGGTTGGCGCGTAAGGCGAGTAGGACACTTGCTGGTGCAGGTGGGATCACCACGCGTTGTTTGCGTGTGCTTAGGCGTTTGGATTCGGACCGTGCTTCTTGTGACGTTAATGGGATGGGATTGGGGTTGGCGTAACGGTTTGCTGCCAAATTGTCCGCGACGTTTGCATCGCGAGATGTTGCTGAAAATGACAGAGGGTTAAATTTGTTTTTCCCGCGCGGCTTGGTAATGTTTGTGATAATACCAGCGATACGACCACGTGTGAATCGTTTGATATCTTTGTTGATATAGCCATTGTAATATTGTTTGTTCAATTTGTTGATCAGCGGCGCGCTTGCACCGACTGGGGCATTTATGATGAACCAGTCTTTGTTGGGGTCGAATTTCATCACAGTTAAAGCTGCGATATTGTTGTCGATCGCTAGTTCCAACTCACTATACAATTTGAATGGTAAATCGATGATGATCACAGCACGTTTGGTCACGTCACGGTTGTAGGTGGCGCCATCTATGACTTCGTCAAGCACGCGTGGATAATGCGGTAGCGTCTTGTAATGATTAATTTCAGCCATGTCGACCGTAAGGACATCCAGATGGAACTGCTTGAGTGATGTTAATCGCTGTGCAAGAGCACCGGGACCTACTGTTGTATCAATGATGACCCATTTGTCTGGTTCAATGATATTGCCGAGCAGTTCAATAATACTGTCGCATGTGCTTTTATACGCGCACATAGCTAGGTCTTGGGGTGGTAAAGCGGATTTGTATTCTGGGTGAAGGTCGATTTGACGTTTATCGAAATTTATCACGGCTTGCGTGTTAGGTTTTGGGTTTAACACCTGTTCGCGTGAGCGAAAATCGTTGACGTAGGTTTGTAATTGGTCAATTGTATCAATGTTATTGACAATTTCAGTCATCATTTCAACATACAATGGGTTCTGTTGTGCGTAATAGACATCAAGTAAATAATGTGGAATTGGAGTTGGTTGTCCCATGAATGTGGTGTATGGTAAATCACGAGGTTCAATACGGATGTGTGTTCGTGCTTTGCTGCCATAAAGGGAAATCATTTTTGCTAAGAATGATGTAATAAGAGGGTTGTTACCGTTTTCCGTGACGATGTAGCCCATGAGTTTGGCAGTGATTTTGTCGATGAATGATAATGATGAATTAAGAACACCGAAACTGAGTTTACTTAGGAAACGTTCAAAATTGATACCAGAAGCTGGTGATGCCCGGGGTGCGGGGTAAATGCGAGATAGCAACGTGATGGGTTTGTCTGTAGTATTGACGCTTTCAAGCGTGATCTTTAAACGGAACAAATTTACAAGCTCTTGATATCGATCAAGGTTTATGTCAAACGCGATTCCATCGTCACCGCCGGCCATCATCATATTAAAAGCTTGGTTTACTTCGCTTTTGGTCAAATCTGTGAGTGTTTCTGTATATGGTTTTTGTCGACTGTGGTATAATCGTGACACGACTGACATGGTAAGGTTGTCTAATGTGTTTCCAAGTGATGTTTCTGCTGAACCGGATAAACGTGTGTATCCTGGTGTATATGTGATATCGTCATGAGCTTTGTAAGTGGATGTGTTAGCTGCGTCCATCATATCGAACATTGGTTGTGCGTCAATAAATATTGTTGCAAAAAATAGTTTTTCGATCAAGCGTGTTGCGTAATTCTGATGTCCATCAAATTTTGAGTAATCAGAAGCGACCACTGTTTTGAACATAATGCATTTGAGATGCAATAATTCACCCAACTGTTGATTGTTATATTGGAACAGATATCCTTCAACGAAGGTTTTGAGGGTATTCGATGCGATAATGGTATATGCGCTTTGATTAATGATGAGATCGTCGTTGAGGTTGGTGATATTACGTGACATGATTGTGGCTTTGTTAGCGGTTTCTGCTTTAACAAATGAACCATTATTGCTGTAGCCATCTAAGCTTGAGTCTGCTTCATGGTTTTGGTCATAGTTGCGCACACGTTTCAATTGATTGGGTGTTGTGAACTCTGCGACGACACGATCGTAATCTGCTGGGGTGTATTTCACTGGGAATTGTAATGCAAACACAAGTTTAATAGTGTCTAACACTGGTTTAATGGATTCGAGCGTAAGTGTGGCGTCGTCTTTGTTGATGTCTGTTATACGTGAGACAATAGCGTCCATAGCTGAGTTGATGCCTGTGGTGTATGCGTGATTGTATGTGTCTGATGTGACAAACACTGGTAAAATAGGTTGCATAATAGGTCGGTCATCAAGATGGCTATTTGACGGGTCCAATGAGCCGTGGTCACCCATGTTAAAATCTGGGTGTGAATGCTTGTGATAGGTTGTGTCCAATTGATCAATGAGTGTTTGACAATCTAGTTTATGTTGTGCACTATTGTTACCCAGCGAGAGTTTATTAAATAATTCGGTATCAGATGGTTTTGTGGTGCGTTCTTCGTTTGTTAAGTCAGTTTTCATGGGGACGATGGGGCTGGGTGGTTTTGCGATCGTGCTACATACCGACTTGTAGGGGTCTTGTTCAGGAGCTATGTTGTATGTATTGCCAGCAGCTTGACGGAGCCAGTCTGGTGGTTGCAATACGTGAGCTTTGCCGAATAGGTTTTGAGAGTCGGTCTTATCATCGTGATCATTTGTCTGTACGGGATCAACTGGATCGTTGTTGTGTGAATAGAGGTTGCTCCAGTTGCTGTGTTAACTGATGACGCTTGCGGTTTTGCTTGTGATGTGGGTACAATTGTTTCTGTGGTAGGTGTGATTGTGGGTGGTGTTGCATGTTGTGTGTGACCTAATGGTGTTGTTGGTTGAACGGTAGTGGTCGTGGTGGTATTAACTGTAGGCACATTATTCATAATATTATTAGTGCCTTGGTTTGCTTTAATTACAGCGCTG